CCAAGCAGGATTATCAATTACAACAGGAATAAGTAATACATTTATAGGAGCACAAGCAGGGCAAAACGGAACTGATACAGATTATAATACAGCAATAGGCGATAGAGCATTATATACTAATACTAGAGCAGATCAAAATGTTGCTATTGGATATGCTGCTTTATACACCTTGAATAAAACAGATGGTGATGATACTAGAAATGTAGCAGTAGGAAATGATGCAGGATATGCTACCACAACAGGCTATGAAAATGTGTTTGTTGGTAGAAGAGCAGGAGCTACTCACACTGAAGGCTATAGAAATACTATAATAGGAGCACAAGCAGGTGATGCTATAACAACTGGTGCTCACAATATTCTGATTGGATATCAAGCAGGAGCATACTCAGGGCAAACAAATGTAGTAACTGGTGGTCAAAATATATTAATTGGTAATTATGCTAGACCTAGTGCAACAAATCAAGCGTATGAAACCATTATAGGTTATAATGTTCAGGGTCAAGGAAGCCAAACATTTACATTTGGTCAAGGTTCAACAGATACTAGTATATCATTTGGAGGAACATCTTGGTCTGCACCATCAGATGAAAGATTAAAAGAAGATATTAAAGATGAAACTATAGGTCTTGCATTTATTAATGAGCTTAGACCTGTAACTTTCCAATGGAAAAAAGCAAACGACATTCCAAAAGATATGGATGGTTACGACAAAGATTCTGATGATAGACTTATGAATGGTAAGTATAATCATGGTTTTATTGCTCAAGAAGTTAAAGCAGTTATAGATAAATATGATATAAAAAACGGATGTAATCTGTGGGCAGAATCAGAGGGTGACAAAAAACAAAGAATAGCAGAAGGTGAGCTTATACCATTCTTAGTAAAGGCAATACAAGAATTATCAGCCGAAGTAACCGCACTTAAAACAGAAAACGCAACACAAGCGACACAGATCGCTGATTTAATTAGCAGAGTTACAGCATTGGAGAAAGGGTAGAAAATGTCAAGATCAGCAGAAGAAATAGCACAAGCACATAAGGCTTGTTTAGATGGTGCAAATACAATTAATGTTGTAATTGCTACTCATGCAAAAGGTAATAATTTAGATAAAGACTCATATGGTAATGAAATCATACCTTTTGGATATAACATGACACATGATGAAAAGAAAGATAGAGTAAGACGTAGTGTTGGATATCTCAAGTATCAGAAAGCATTAACCGATTGGGATAAAGAAGATTTTACAGTCATAGACAAAGCTATAAAAGACGCAGATACATTTACAGGAGACTAATGTGACCAAAGCAGCAGAATTAGCAAAGATGGGTGAAGTCCTAGCCAATAGTCAGATTGGTGGGCGAAGGAATATTGTAATTAATGGTGCAATGCAAGTTAGTCAAAGGACAACAAGTTCTACTGGAGTTGGAGATGGTTCAGTTGGATATAAAGTATTAGATAGATTTAGAATTCAAAAGGGTGGAAGTCCTAATGCAAGATATACGATGACACAAGACTCTGATACTCCTTCAGGGTTTGCCAATTCTATGAAGTTAGAAGTTACAACAGCGACCACAAGTTTTGCAGCAGCAGACCATCAATATGTAGACCAATTTATAGAAGCACAAAATTTACAACAATTAGCTTATGGCACTTCTTCTGCTGAAAGAATAACACTAAGCTTTTATGTAAAATGTAGTACAGCACAGACTTTTGGATTGGATTTGGATAATGAGGATAATGACAGATATTTTAATACGACTTATACTGTTTCATCAGCAGATACATGGGAAAGAAAAATTATAACTTTTCCTGCTGATACAGTTAGTGGTTTTAATAATGATAATGGCAGAGGATTAAGAGTAAGATGGACTTTAACCGCAGGAGCAAACTATACAGGTGGCTCTGTTTCAACAGCTTGGTCAGGAACACAAAACTATGCAACAAACCATGAAAACACTTGGGTAGCTTCAACTGGTAGAACATGGCAACTTACAGGAGTCCAACTAGAAGTAGGCTCACAAGCCACACCATTTGAGCATAGGTCATTTTCAGAAGAATTAGCTTTATGTCAAAGGTATTTTTATAAACATAATATAAACAGCACTTCTGGTCCAAGAGCTTGTACTTATCATAGTAGTTATAAAATGATACATGATTTTTTTCCTGTTACTATGAGAGCTTTTCCAACGGCAACAGCGACATTTAACGCAAGTTTTACATCTAATACCCTTAGTACTAATGTTGGCAAATTTTATGTATTATCAGGCTATGATACTGGTCACAATTACTATATGGAAACTGGACAATATGATGCGGAGCTTTAAATGAAATATACTTATAAAGCACTTGGAAATGAACCTAAAGAATTAGGTGGCAACCCATCAGATTATATTTTAAGAAAAGAAGATGGTGCTTTTATTCCAATACATGAAGATAATAGAGATTATCAAGAATATTTAAAATGGGTAGCTGAAGGCAACACAATAGAGGATGCTGATTAATGTTGGGTCATTCTGCTATTGCTGATGCAGCCATTGCCGATGTAGGTGGTGTAGTACAAATAGCAACAGCAGAGATGAGTGCCATAGGTTCTTCTGCTACTGTGGGTGTAGGCACACTAGTTGGTGTATCTAGTATAAGTGGAATATTCACTCAGACTACAGAAGTTAGTACAAAAGTTAGTGGAAACATTGATCTCAGTAGTAATTTTATAACCACCGCAGAAAACATAGCTTTTGTAAATGAAGCGATTGCAAGTTTGGATGGCAACTTTACACAAACTGCTCAAGGTAACTTTACAACTCCTGGTACAACAACACAACAAATGAGTTTTACAAAAACAACATCTGGAGATATACTGTTTGTAGCAGTAACAACAGATGCAACAACAGAAACATATACAGAAATTACGCCATCTGGCACAGAGACATGGACAGAAATTACGCCTAGTGGCACAGAGACATATACAGAAATAGTGAGGTAAACATGGCTAGTACATATACAGATAACACAGGTGTTGAACTAATAGGTGCTGGTGAACAAGCAGGTACTTGGGGTAATACAACTAACAACAACTTAAAGATAATAGATAGAACACTAAATGGTGTTGTTACTTTAACAATCACTGGCAATAAAACATTAACGACAAGTGATGGTACTTTATCAGAAGGACATTATAAAGTTTTAGTTTTATCTGGTTCTCCATCTGGTGCATTTGATTTGACCATAGATCCTAACGATCAACAAAAGTGGTTTTTTATAAAAAATTCAACTAATCAAACTGCCACAGTAAAACAAGGCGGTGGATCAGGGACCACGGTAGCTTTAGCTACTAACACCTCTGGTATAATCTTTGCTGATGGCACTGGTGCAAATGCGAATGTAGCAGCAGTTCCAACAGATTTAGTAGGAGACACCAGTCCTCAACTTGGAGGAGATTTGGATACTAATGGTAATGCGATCTTATTTGGAAGTAGTAAGTGGTCAATAGCTCTTGATGGCACAGACTTAGATTTTAGATACAATGGTGTTACAAAATTTAAATTAGCATCTAGTGGTGCAGCAACATCAGCAGATAATATAACAGCATTTGGAAGTCCATAATGGCAGCATTACAAGCATCTGGAGCTATATCATTTCAAAATATTGAAGAACATTATAATCCTGGATCTAATTTACCAAGTCGAGGATTGAGTGAGTTCTATTTTGGTGGTTCATTGGTTCGTGATAATGCTAGTAATAATTCTTCAACTAATATGTCGGCTGGTGTGCCTAGTTCTGGTAATCCAATATCTCTGAATGATTTTTATGGTAAAGAAAGAGCTTTTAAAAAAACATTCAGTGATGGCAACACAAATCAAAGTGCAGATACTATTTTTGGTGATGATTTTGAAGTAGATTATCCAAAACAACTTGTTATAAGTTCAGGACATACTATTGGTTCAACCAGCACATCTAATGCTGCTTTAACAATAGAAAGCAATGGTGTTGGTTCAATAACTATCACAAACGAAGGTAGTATCGAGGGTGCAGGTGGTGCGGCAGGCGCAGCAGGTGGTAACGCTCTTGAAGTTGCTGGAAGTGTTGCAGTCACGCTAGTTAATAATGGTGCAATTAAAGCTGGTGGTGGCGGTGGTGGTACTGGAGGCACTGGTGGTAATGGTGTTTATACTGCTAATGCCACTTTTTCAAGCGTAACTGATGTCGGTGGTGGTGCTTTTGGTAATTATAGTACACCACAAAACAATATGCCTAGTTGGATGAACTCAATATATACAGGCGGTGGTGATTTAGATGGACAAGGTGTTGTTGGTGATAGACGTTGGAGAGGTATAAACGGACAATACGCAAGATATGGTGTGGGTTCCTCTACTCAGTTTAGAGTGAATCATGGTGGTGGTGCAGGAGATGGTATTAATGGAAACTGTGCAAACAGAGGACCTATGTACATATCAGCACAAACAAATACTACAGGTGTTTATACAGTTTCTGCTGCAATCAGTTCTCAATATGGAAGTGGCTATGGAACGCCAACTTTGTCTGTAAGCACAAGCACATCAAGCAGTGGCACTTTGTTTCAAAGTAGTGGTTCTGCAAACTTAACAGCTTCTACAACAACATATTTTACTTCTTATGGCACAACTTCAAATAACAAAGATTATTATTATAATAGTCTAAGTTTCTCTGTTTCTGGCACTTGTTTAGCAATACAGAGTGGCACTTCTGGTGGTGCAGGGGGTGTTGGTCAAGGGTACAACCAATCTGCTGCGGCAGGATCAAGTGCCAGTAGTGCATCTAATAATGCAGGTGCTGGTGGAGCAGGCGGTGCTGGTGGAGCATTTGGAGCATCTGGATCAACAGGATCAACAGGCAGCAATGGTAGTGGATCAAGCGTAAGTTTTCCATCTTCTGCACCAACAAATGGATCAAGTGGTAGTGCTGGTGGAGCATCTGGTAAATCAATACAAGGAAATAGTAATGTCACTCGTACTGGTACTGGTACTTTAACTGGAGATGTAGCGTAATGCCTATGACAGCTTTGAAATTTAAACCTGGTATTATATCTGATATTACATCTTACAGTAACGAAGGTGGTTTTGTTGATGGTGATAAGGTAAGATTTAGATTTGGTTTTCCAGAAAAATTTGGTGGTTGGGAGAAATATAGTTCTAATCAATATCTAGGTAGTGCTAGAAGATTACATAACTGGGTAGCTCTTGATGGTTCTGACTTTATGGGTATTGGCACACACCTTAAATACTACATAGAAGAAGGTCAGACATTTAATGATATAACTCCTTTAAGGGGTACTCAAGTTACATCTGGGGTAACTTTTACAACAAACACAACTTCTGGAACAGAATCTCAAGTAATAGTAAATTCTAATGCTCATGGAGCAAATTTAAACGATTTTGTTACAATAACAAATGCTGAAGGAGCAGATGCAGTTGGTGGGATACCTGCATCTGCTATTGGAGACTCTAATGGGAAAGAACATCAGATAATAGAGATCGTTAGTTCTAACGCATTTAAAATTGATGTTGGAAGTAATGCCACTAGCGTTGCTACAGGAATAGCAAGAGCTTCAGGAAGTGTTACTTTAGATTTTCAAATAAACGTAGGACTTGATAATACAGTTGGTGGAACTGGTTGGGGTGCTGGTCAATGGAGTGGTACAACATCTGGTGCTTTGGCAACACAACTTAACGAAAACTTGGACACAAGTGAGACTGGTATAGCTGTTGATGATGAAACAGGAATTACAGACGCTGGAGATGTTATACTTGTAGATGAAGAGCTTATGCTTGTAGCAGGAGATACTGACGATAACACTTTAAATGTAACAAGAGGGCACAGTGGCACAGATGCAGCCACACACACAGATAATACTCTTGTAAGACTAGCAACTGGTAATGCAGATTCTGCCAATGACTTTGTTGGATGGGGTAATGCAGCAAGTGTCACGACCCCTGGAGCACAGATTAGATTATGGTCACATGATAATTTTGGTGAAGATATAATTATTAATCCAAGAGATGGTGGATTGTTTTACTGGGA